GAAGGTAAATGGTTTATTAGTTGTGTTGATGAAGTAACTGGTGCACCAAGCACTCCTGTGGATAACATCTTCTGGAGATTAGGTAAGAGTGATTATCAAGATAGACAGAGATCCACTGACATGTGGTATCAACGTCTTACAGATAATCGTGATAAGGATGACAGAACATACAAACTTCGTATGGTCATTCCTAAGTATCTTGAGAATGCAAGAGATCCAATCAATGGATTTGTAATAAAGACAAGGACTGACGATACTCGTAAGTTAGTTCCTCAGAAGATACTATTGAAACCAGTAACTGGTACAGTATATGGTGCTCGTTTTGAGAACCCAGTCAATGCTGGTGAATATATTGGTGATACAACTGGAACTTACGATCCATATAAGAGAGACACTACAGGCACAGGAATTGAGTATCGTGCCATGGCAAAATTTGCATCAGGTGTTCAAGCAACAATTCAGTCTGGACGTAAAGTTAAGGATATCTTAGATGATAGTATAGAGTATACAGAGTTGACAGTCTTTGATCATGGAATTGATACTCAAAACTTCCCTGGCTTAAGAAATGAGATATTTACTACAGTTAAAATTACTGCTCCACAAGGTGGTATTTTTATAACCAGTAAGGTAGATAACACTGCGAGTGCAACTAATGCAGTTTCATTTGCTGGTAACTCATCAGGTCTTGCAAATATTCATGCTTATTATACAGTAGATGGTGATCATTACATTATCATCAAGAATATTAGATCTGGTACATTAGAGTACAGTGAATTTGCAAACACTAGATTTACTCAAGGCACAGTCTTTGCTGACATGCTAGAGGATCAGGATATGGGCAAATCGCTACCTCTTAAGACCCAAATCGCAAAAAATAATCCCCAGTTTTTCTACAAGCAAAACGGTGCGAATGTTTATACAATCACACCTGGCGATAGAATACAAGATGGTGCTGGTGTTGAATACTATGTTGATAGTGTTGAGGATGTTGGTGTTATTGAAGATACATTCTATATCTTCGGATACGAGACATTACAGAGACGTATCTCAGGTCAGCAGGATGGTGTTTACTATCTAACTGCACTTCGTGGTAATATTTCTCCATTCCCAACTGGTGCTGGAATTACTAACAACTTCAAGAAGTTTAAGTTCTCACAACCAGTCAGCAAATTATATCCTCTAAACTATAGAAACGATCCCCTTTGGTTCCAGAAGTCTGGTACATCAGCATTAGAGAAAGATTACTATAAAGGATTGATAGATCCACCATCAACATTCTCTGCTGCTGATAACTATACACATGGTCTTGTATATGTTAACGACTTCAAGGGATCAACAACTAGAGAGATGGTTGATGATCTTACAGAGCAACCAGCATTCTTGACAAATACTTATGATATTAAGGCACAGGTGGGTAATGCCACATCTGGTTCAGAAGATCGTTTAATTCCTATTGGTGGTAGTGGTGAGGTATCAATATCAGATAAGAGATATTATGTTGAACTGAGACGACCATCTATTGCAAGAGCAGGAAACCACACATTTGAATATCTCGGTTATGGTCCTGGTAACTACAGTACAGGTCTACCAATTAGACAGGAAATCGTTCTAACACCTGATGAAGATTTCTATGCACAGTCCAAGAAACAGGATGCTGGTATAGTATTCTACACTGGTATCAACTCACAAGGTGACTTGTACATTGGTAACAGAAGAATCAATGCTATCACTGGTGAAGAGACATTCATAGATGCTGCTGTACTAGCAGATGATGGTGACGAAAACGATACAATAGGAGGATTGGTTACCACATTTGATACTCCTGTAACATTCAACCAGAATATTACAGTTGTTGGTGGTAACGGTGAGTTAGTAAGTAACTTTGAATCACCTGTAATCATAAATGTACAAGATCCTGATCTACTACAGTCAAGACATGCATTTATCATCCGTTCAAATGTAAAATCTGTTGATCCAGTTACAGGAGAGGAACAAGATCAAGGATTAGATAGAGGTGCATTCTCACCACTTAATGGAGATATTGTTCTCAGTAAGAACAGAATACAATCTGCTATATTCCAATTTAATGCTAGAGGAAAAGGACAGAGATACTTATTCCAAACTCACACTTCTGGTGGTATTGCTTCTAACATAACACCAGATAATTCCGCAGCAATTAATTATCAAGCTGGTGTGAACATTGGTGGATCTCAAATAGATGTTTCACAAACAACTAATTATGGTAACGTACCTGTTCAACCTGGCGATGTATTACTTAAAGGAGTTGAGGTAGGTAAGAGTGGTTCTCTTGGTTGGATCTTCTCAAACTACTTCTCACAAATTCCTAGTGATACTATTAATAGTCCTGCAAGTGCAGTGATTGATAATATCGTATTTGATGGAACAAATGTTGTTAAGTTAGAATTTAGAAACTTCCAAACTGGTGTTGTTGTTAAAAATGGTGACCTTGGAATCACGAGTGGATCACAAATTAGAATTAAGAACTTTACATATGATCCTAGATTAAATCTAACATGGCAAGTGTATAGTAAACCTGGCGATCCATTCTCACCAGACAATAACTACGTTCATTTCCAAGTTATTGATCAGATTCCACAGGCAACAGAGGCATGGGAAGGAGTAATAGTTGATGAAAATGGTACAGAATTAAATCCTCAACCTTCTATAGAGTTCTCTAACTCTAGTTTCAAGGAAGTTGGTGTTCTAGGTGCAGAAGCAATTAGAACTGATACTGAGACTATTGGTGATTACAAGTTAGGTATTAACACAGTTGCAAGATCACCACACAGTGCATATCAAAATGCATTTGTAAGCACAGAGACTGATCCTCGTGCAAACCTTGACGTTGTTGGTAATGTATTCATCAGTGGTAGAACAACTGCTGATTACCTAGAGCATACTGATTATCAATCTCGTGATAAGACTGCTATTAATAATGCACTCATGATTGGTGGTGATAGTCTAGCACCAGACGCTAGTGTTGCTACATTCCGTGTTGCTACTACAAATAATGGTCGTATTGGTATCAATGTAGATAACTCACAATTAGATAGAGCACTTGTTGTTAATGGTCTATCTAGATTTACTGATGATGCTAGATTTGAGCATGACATTGAGGTCAATGGTGATAACGGTGTAATTGCTGAGATTAGAACATCACAGACAACAGGTACATTTAATTTAATTGATGATACTACATTCGTTGGTACATTAAACATAGGTAGTCAGGTTACAACTGCATACTTATTCAATGATAGCACAGCAGATCAATTCATACATATTGGTCGTTCATCTGAGCATAGTAACATATGGTTAGGTGTAACACCTGACAGCACTGGTGCAAATATTTCCAAGGTAGAAATTGGTGGTGCATTTGCTAACACTAATGAAGACTTATCCTACACCAAGATTAAGACTAGAAACTTAAGGATTGATGGTGATGCATGGTTAGGATTCCGTAAGGGAATTGGTGAGACTGTATCACTTAAGTCACAAGCATCGCAAGTTGACTTCTTCTCTAATACTGGTGGTCCTTCAATTATCAATTTTGCTACTAATGCATCTGAGATTAACATTGCTGGTCAGGGTGGTACAACCACTATCAATAACCAGTTAGAAGTTATTGCATCTGCTAAGTTCAATGGTGATGTACATATGTGTGGTGGTGTTGCATCATTCGCATTTACTGGTGGAAGAGCACAGTTAGGAACAGATATAACTGCACACGAAGATGGTATAATATCTCAGTCACTATTCAATAAGAATATTGACATCTTGAATGTTCTTGTTAAAGGAACAAACGAAGAAGGATACAACCAAGTTGATACTGCTGGTGCAGGACAATGGGGTGGAGCATCATATCAGGATTCAGTCAATACTGGTGGATCAGTTGAACCTATAGTTCTACCAACATTAACTAATGATGAGTTTTACTTACCACTTAAGTTACAACCAGTCAAAGCAAATGGTGATCCATATTTTGGAACCAGTGACTATATCATAATTGACAGTGCAGTCGTTGGTACAGGATCATCAGCAACAGGTCATCCAGAAATTCTACAAATTGTAGAACTTACAAGAATCAACGAAGCACCATACTACATTAAGGTTAAGAGACGTCCATTCGGTGCATTTGGTGGTGTATTAGATAATCATGCTGACACTACACCAATATACAAGGTTAACGTACAGTTTGATGCTACATGGACAGAGCAAGCACTTGACAATGATACCAGTGCAACTGATCCAGTATATCTCTCAGAGTTTGGTGGTAGTCTAACAAACAATGATTATGTTATTGTTGACAGAGATGACTCACCAAAAGTTCCAGAATATATCAAGGTTATTACACCTCTTGCTCAACAGAAACAGAAGTTTAGAATTTCTAATTGTGCTGATCCAGATGAGGATGTATTCATAGTTGATTCTGTAACTGGTGAAGTTACAATTGGTAATCCAAATATACCTGGTTCAGTTCTAACAATCAATTCATCACTTGATATGGATGGTGGTTGTGGAACATTGAGTTCTATACAATTTACAGGTGATGCAGCAGCACAGTCAAATGTAATCACAAATGTAAATGTTACATCTGCTGGTAAAACAATTGATGACATTAAGAGAGGAGATGTAGTTGCTGTCACAACTGATTCAAGTCAACTTAAAATGTTCCAAGACACATATGTTGACTTCGTATTTGGTGGTGCTATTTACTTAAGTAGAACAATAATTGGATCCTCAATTGCAAGTGGAGTTCAGTTCAAAGCTGATAGAAATGAAAGCTTTACCATTAATGATGGTAATAACAATGCTACATTTGATGTTGATTCATGCACAGGTACAACAACTATTGGTACACATGCTGCTAGATTTGATCTCAACTTAGCATGGTCAAGTGATGGTGGTATTCTTACAAATGCTAATTTACCATCAGCATTGACTGCAGATGACATTGTAGCATATGGTTATTACGCAGATCCAACAACAATACAGTCAAATGGTGCTCAATCAACAATAGCAGGAGCAACATCAACTGGTGGTAGTGCTACTTTACTGAACATCCCAGTTCAACAACTTGGAGAAGGAAATGGTGCATTTGCACCTGGCGATCTAATCGCCATAGGACCTCTATCATCATTCACTGGTTCTACTGGTCAAATTGAAATATTAAAGATTGATAATATTGTACCAAGTTCAAACGTAATTGTTGCACTTAGAGAACAAGAAGGAACAGTCGCAATGAGTCATGGTGTTGGTGATGCTGTTAGAAGAATCATCAAGAATGAAATACCATCTCTTGTAAATGATGCTCAAATTAGACAAAGATTATCAGCAGGAGTTCCAACTGATTATCTATCTGTGATATTAGAGAGAGGATTTATCTCACAAACTAAACTAGATTACAAACAGTGGATAAGATTTAGTAACACATCTACTGGTGTTGAGATACTAACTCATGTAAATGGTAGGTTATATGGTAAGAACCATACTACTCTGATGGATGAGCAACTTGGTGATGGTGCTAAGTCATATAGAAATGGTAGTTTAACTGTTACAGATAACCTAACTCTAGAGGGTGGTAACTTCGTAATTTACGATAGTGTTAAACAGACAAAACTATTCCAGTTTATCAATGATGACGGACATGCTGATCACTCAGGTTTAATTCAGTGGGATGCTGGTGTGATAGCAAGAGGAGACTTCTACTTATATCCATCAACTTGCCCAGAAAACGTCCTTACAACTCTATCATGTGACCCATCATTCTCAGTTGATAACTTAGGTAATGTAACTGCTCAAAAAACATTGACAGTTACAGGTATTGCAACATCAACTCCAACAATAGATGATGTATTCTCAGTACAAAATCTTGGAATTGGTGGTGGTAGTGAATATACTATCAAGCAAGATCGTTCAATTGATGCATTTGGTTTACAAAATTATACTACATCAACTGGTGCAAGACATACTAGATACTTATCTGGAACATCACCAGAGGCAGATCTACAGTTGATCGCCAACATTGTGTATATGGTGAACGTACAGGCAACACAAACATTAATTGTTACATTGCCAGCAGCACCAAATACAGGTGATATTGTTAGAATGATTGATGTAGGTGGTAACTTGAGATATGATACAACATTAGTGATTAGAACTCCTGAGACTAGTGGAACACCAATACAAGGTGACTCAGTTGGAACACTATTTGGAGATAGATTAACTCCATATCCATCTGGTGAACTTGTAGTTCAGACTCCTAACGCAGGATTCGCATTAATATATCTTGGTGCACAAGATAGTAATGACCAAATCGGTATTCCAACTAGTGTACAAGGTTGGTGGTTAATGGAGGTATAATAAATGGCAAATTACAATAGACTGAAGGCACAGAAAGCCAGTCCTATTGGCACAATTATGCCATGGACTGGTAGTACGAGTCAGAGTGCTCTAGCTCCAGATGCTATACCAAAGGGTTGGATAGTATTAAATGGTGATCAATTAAAAGCAAAAGAATATCCTCTATTAGCACAAATATTAGGTAATGAATACGGTCCTTTTACAGAACCAGGTCAACCATTTGTTGGTATATCAAATTCATATCCAAACTATACTGATGATGATGTTTTTAATTTACCAACATTGAGTCAGCAAGCATTGATAGATCTGGAAGGTAATCAGTTGAGTCCACAAGATCAAGCAGCTGTTGGAACATATATTTCTAATAATGGATATGAGGGAACTCAACCATTAACTAACGTATTATCCTACATTGATATAAATTTTTCTGTACAGGTAGAAGGAGAATTATCTGGAAAAATTAGAGGATTATCATTTGAAGAACCATCATTCTTTGACACTATTAGAACAATACCACGAAAATTAGGTATTGAGCATACTGCAGCACATACACATCCAAGACCACCAAACGAGTTTTATCCATCGGTAGAAATTACTGGTACATATGTAGGATTATTTGAGGCTGGAAGAGCTGACTTCCAAGACAGTGAATATACTACTGTTTCTGATGCAGGATTAACATCTGATGAACCAAGTGCAGATAGATTTGTTTCTGGAACAATTTCATGGACACCATATGACCCTAATTCTAATACTCTTCCAGATATGAACAATTTTCGTCATTTTGGTGATGCTCCAGATTTAGTGCCAATTATTCCAACAACTGCTCGTCAAGTTGCTGCCTATGGATTTACTGGTGGTGCTACTGGATATCTGGATGATAACTCATGTATAAAGGCAAAACAACAGCAAGCAGTCACTGCTCCATTTCCACCACCTGGCACATACTTAGGACAAAGAAACTATTATATATCTGATCAAGTTCCATTGGCAAGGAGAAGTGATGGATCAACACCACCACCAACTGATGAAGCAGATTATTATGATGTTCCTCCAGAAGCAGCAGGAAGAGATTTTCCATATCCTACCACAATAAACCATAATGGTGATGCATTTACATCTAATTCAATGGGATCTCATCAACATTTTACAATTGATATATCAATGACCCAAGGACAGATGAATTTACCTAACACTATACTCATAAATAATATGACTACTGGTAACATACAACCAATAGACGTAGACAGAGGATTAAGTGTGCAGATTAATCCAAATACACCATCATTAGTCGTATTGTATATTATCCGAGCTTACTAATGCCAGTACTATACTCAAAAGAAAAAGGAAAATTAGGAACATTGACTGGATCAATTATTAATTGGTCTAAGCAATTAACTTCTAATGATCCAGAAGATCCTGTTTTATATGAGACTCTTCCTGCTGGTTATTTAAGATGTGATGGTAAGGTTTATCAGGCAGAGGTATTTCCAGAACTCGCTACGATATTAGGAACAGGTGTAAATTGTAGATATAAAAAACCAGATACAACATTACTTGACAATCAATTTCAAGTTCCAGATCTTGGTGCTAAAAGCACTAGAGCATCTAATTCAGCAAACCTTGGAGATTATCAAGACACTTATCTGTTCAACGATGCTAATCAAGAAATAACTAAAGCTGGTGTAGGGTTAGAAGTACAAAGTAATATAGGATCAACATTTGAGGTACAATATCAAGGTAATTTTTTCTTACCATCACAAACTCTAGAGATTACGGGACAACCAGGTTTTGTGAGAGCTACTGGTAACTACACAGAGGAAACTGACGTTTTACATACAGCATTCCAACCACATGCTCACTTCCATGATGGTAAAAGATCAAGAATAAAAGCTGGTAATGGAAATGAATTTGGTTTATTTGGTAGAAACTCTAATATTAGTAAATCTACCTTGTGCATCATGCCATGGGCAAACAATACAGAACAACCACTATGTCAAGCAAGAGCAACAGTTCCTGCTGCTGCTGGTATAGTAAGAACTTATGAAGCTGGTTGTTTCCCATTCGGTGGTACTCAAAGAAGAACTTACTGGGGTGGTTGTTGGGGTGGTTGTCAATTTACAGAAACTAACCAGTGTTTAATACCAGCAGATATTCCACAAAGATATGGTGGTGATGGATTTGTAGGATCACAGGGAACTGGTGGTATGTCTAATGCTGTCGCAGAATATCTTGGAAATACAGTTGATACCAGTGGAGGTAGTGCAGCAGACTACTTACCTGGTGGTAGTATTGGACAAGGAACTCCTGGTGATGCAACTGGAAGAATACTACAGTTTGGATGTAGTTCTGGTGCTTCACCTGGCGGTGGTGGTCTAGGTATTGCAGGATCTCAAGCAGGATTTGCTGTTTGGGGTGGTGCAACTCAAACATCAGGAGGAAGTGCAGCTGGTGTAGCAGGAGATTGTGGAATAATTACATACAATGGAACGATATCATGTAGAGTTACTAATCAGTGTGGTATAGGTCCTGCATATTGTCGTTCAAATTTAGGTACTAATAATTATGTGCAACTTGCTGCAAACTATGCACCTAGCATAGTTCCAGAAGCAGAGCAAGTTCCTTTTGATTCTCAGGCAGACAATCCAGTATATCCTGCTTTAAATAATGTTATAGCTGATATTCAAGAAACTGGCAACGACTGTACACATAAACATTTCGTTCCTTTTAATCAAGACCCACATAATTTTCAAATAAAAACAAATCCAACATTTATTCCTGCTGGTGATATTACTTCTACCATAGAAATTAATGTAAATGAAGAAAATAAGGCAGATGGTTACATACAACCATTTCTAGTTCAAGAATTTTTAATTAAGTATTAAGATGGCAACATACAGGAATTCATTCTCAAATTATTTTTCTGACAAGACTGGTAACCATGCTCCTGTTGGATCAATTCTTCCTGTTTTTGCAGATGTCAACCTTGGGTCATTTGACCCAGAGTACACATATCCACAGCACTTATATTGTGATGGTAAGTCATTAAATATTCGTGACTATCCAGAGTTATATTCTATTATAGGAACTCAATATGGTGGATCGGTGTCAGTAAATAAAACTGCTAATACTCAGCCAGGTGGTTTGAGAAGATCATTTGTTTACAATAACAAAGTATTTTTTCAATTTTATTATGATCCTACAAACGATAAGGTAAATGTAAAAAGACCATATCCAGACAATACTCTACTCAGATTTCTTCAAGAATCAGGATCACTTGGATCATTTCCAAGTAATGAAGCATTTAATACAACAACATTTTATAGACTTAGAACACCAGAAGGAGCATACCAAACTTTTCTTGATGGTGATGTAGATGAAGGTATTAATTTAACAGAACTTAATTGGATAAATTCACAGGCACAAACAAATGAGTTTGCATATTTTATCTTACTTCCAGACACTGTGGATATGTCAACATATAATGCAGCAAATTATACACTTGACTTTACAACTGGTGGTGGCAGTACACATCCTAAGATAGGTTTACAAAAAAGTTTTCAGTTAAAAGATTATCCGTATAATATTGGAACATTTAACTTACCAGACTATAGACAAAGAAAAATACTTGGATTTGGTACTGTCAATGGAGCAGGAACAGCAACACCAGAAAATGCAGTCAACAACTTTGTTGGACAGACTGGTGGACAGTGGTATATTGCTAGAAATACAGTGATTGATAGCGGAGAGTTCTTTACTCTTGGTGATATAAAAACTACAGGATATAATACAATTACAGCAGACGTCCCTGCATATGCTATTGGTAGTGTTGATTATCAGGTAGGACCTATACAAGATTACATATTTCCATTTCCTCCAGAACATACACATAGAATGTTAACTGTAGAGGTTGATCAGACAAAACAAGCAGAATTGGGTGCAGCAGAAGTTGATAAGTATGCTGTAGCATATCTTGATAGTAGAGCAAATGTCAATTTATTTGAACCAGCTGGTGTTGGTGGACAGGCACTAGGTCACTCTCATGGTTTAATTGGTGAAGCATTACAGAACTCACTTACAGCAACATATGGTAATAGTGAAGGTATTGGTGATAGAGTTTCATTTGATTCAAACGATCCTAACTATGAGCAATACTTAATATCAGAATCACCAACTGTAGTTGTGACTTCAATGACATATGATGCACCCACTCAATTAATTACTGTTAATACAGACGGTGCACATGGATTTTCAGTTGGTGATGTAATCACTGTAAGTGGTGCATTGCCATCAGCATATAGTGGTAATTTTACCATAGGATCTAATGCTTTTTCTAACATTGCGTTTACTGCAAGTCCTAGAGACGGTGAAACACCAGCATCATCCCCTGCTACAGGAAATATAACAGTAAAACTAGCAAATGGTTATTTTGTAGAGCAAGAATCTACTGCAAATCCAAAAGCATATGTTATTGATAATAGTACATTAGTAGGTGGAAAACAATCAGAATTTGAAATACCTGGTAATGCTATCATAGTTAAAGACTTAGAATATATTGCACCAACTAGTGTAAACGTAGATGCACCACCAGCAGCAGACAATGTTGTTTTTGTTGAGATTAATTTAACTGCACCTGGCGGTGGTGGTGCTGACCAAGATACTGATGGACAAGATGGACAAGACTGTTCATGTTCATTTTTTGTTGATGGTACCTTCTATACTATAACTGCTGAAGGTGGTAAAGGAGGAAAATCTGGAAATAGTGGTGGTGCAGCTGGACAAGGTGGTAGTGTAGTAGTTCCTACTGCATTATTAAATGATAGTAGATTCACAATTAGCATTACTGATGGTGATGATGGAAATGCTGGTGGTATGACTGGAAATGGTCAAAATGACGTATATGGTGGTGGTGTTAATCAGGTAGAGGGTGTAAATCCTGGATCAACAGCAACTGGTGGTACTGGAACATCTATTGCAAAAGAACAAGTTAATAGTGGAATATTTGAGCAACAATGGGATACTAATGGATCATGGTCAGTTCCTGCACAAGCAGAGAATGAAATCACTAGAACCATAGAACTTACAATATCTGGTGGTGGCGGTGGATCAGGTAATGGAAACGCTAACTCTAATTGTGTAGGACAATGGCCAGGTTGGCCTTATACTTACAGTGGTAAGTTTCATCCAACTTTAGGAGCAGATGAAGATCATTGTGGTGGATATGCTGGTAGAGGTCAAAGAATATTTGGAAATACATCATTTACCTCTGGAACTATTAGTTGGCAGATTGGACAAGGTGGTAATCCTGGTAAAAATGATAGATCAGGAAGTAATTCTACAGGAACAACTGGAAACAACCCACTAACTGGACAACCATGGGGTCCTCCATTTGCTGGTGGTGTTGGTACTGGAACAGAAGATGCTGATCCACATGGTGATGATCCAAATAACCCCTTTGGAAGTCATTTCCAAGCAGGAGGAGGAAACACAGGTGTATCTGGTGCGGGTGGCACAATATCTGGACAAGGTGCTCGTGGTGCATGGGGTAATGGTGGTACTGCTGGTTCTGGTGGTGGTGTTACTGGTGTATATTACAATGGAGTCTTACTCGCTGGTGCTGGCGGTGGAGGCGG